AGCCTGGATTCCATCTATAAGAGTTCCAAGTTGTTGTTTCAGTTGGAGCCTCCTCTTCATTAAGATAAGTATAAGTCATTGAAGAACTAATAACCACATTTGAGTTACTAATACTTGCAACAGTTGACCTTCCTATCTTTTTAAGAGGAATCCAAATGATTGGATTCTTATTTAATGGATTTAAATGCATCCAAGCATATGAGTTTTCAGTAGCACCACATAATGACTCATTAAAATAGATTTTAATAACTCTTGTTACTGGATCTTCCCAGACTCCAGCGGTTGGGACGATAGCTCCTGGTGAGAATCCATTATAAAGTCCTGCTCTCTCTGGCGGTAGCATAAAGACCATTTCACCACCAAGGCCACCCGTCCATGCGACAGGAGCATATCGAGAAGTATCGTAAGTAAACTCTAGTTCGAACTTAGTTACTCTATTAGTTCCATCAGTTGGTGTAAAGTATATTGGAAGATAAACTAGTTCATCAGTTTCTTCATAGACTGTTGACTGAGTAGCATCAAAGCTAAGTAAGTTTCCCCATTTCTCAATAGGATCGTAATAGATAGTTAAATCAAAAGTAGGACCACCATTAAACTGTTGGTCATAAAAACCTGCTGTTCTTGCTCCTTCATCAAAGTCATTAGTGCTTCCATCTAGAGCACCACCACGACCCCATTCAAATAATCTAAATGAACTTTGTGTTCCTGTTTGGTTCTCAACAATAGGGCCTGTTGCACTGGTGTATAATAAAGACTCTTCTTGTTTACCGCCAATCATAAAAGTTCTATTTTGTGAACAAACCATCCACGGATCAGATACTGTTGCGGAGCCAGCTACATGGTCTACAGGCCCTGAAGTAGAGTTCACGATACTGGTGTAGCTCCACAAGTACCAACCATCTTTAAAGACCCATGTGATATTTAGTTTTGGTATAGTGAAGAATAACTGTTCATACTTTTGGTCATAGGCTAAGTGAGCACCTTCTAGGTTTCCTTCTGCTCTGTAGACAAAGTCTGGAAGATCTTGTGATGTTCCTACAAAACCTGCTTCTGTAAAGTAATGAATAAATGGATTAACTGTGCTATCTGTAAAGAACTTCTTGATAGATATACTAAGTTCCTCAGCACTAAAACCAGTCCCTGTACTGTAGATTCCATTAGAATCAGCCCAGATAACCTTATTTTCACGAAATAAAACAGCATTTGGGCCAATACAACCAATCTCATTATGAACTTCAGTAGCTCTACCAGATGTAGCTAAAGTTCCTCTACTTGGTTGATAAACAAAAGTCTGTGATTTTGACCATACTATAACTAGTTCATTAAAAGCCAATATCGCAGTTATATCTGATTTAAGTTCATGAAAGGTGAAAGTATTATCTCCGATGATAGCATTCGAGATACCTATGTCTGAGAAATAGATAGATTTTCCAGAAGCATAAATAAGCCTTCCTTCGTTTGCTGTCATTGAAACTACAGCACCTAACTCGCCTTCTTGAACATAACTATAATATGCTGCCTCTTCACCATCCTTAAAACTAACTGGGGTAATAAGTGATGATTCTGAGTATGGATTTGTTAAGGTATCTATAACTTCGTTCTTATTATTAACATTATTTATAAGTTGTTTTCTGTTCTTGATAAACATTGCTGGGTTATATGTAAATACACCAGCTTCTTCAGAACCAAAGTAAACTTTCCCAAGATATTCTGTGAAGAAAAACTCTAATGGCTTAGCAAAGATAACTTGATTAAAGTTTAGCAAATCACCTCTGGCCTCATAATAACCATGATAATAATCTGAAGTTTGATTTTCTTCAGTTTCTTGTGAGGTATGATTATATAAAACTTCTTGCCAGTAGTTATTAGTATCAATATCATAGATAGATACAACATAATGATCTACATAATCTGTACCATTTTCTGGTAAATAGCCACTCCAACCTTTAGCGAAGAATACACTAATGATCTGCTCATTTCCAAAGTCTGTTTTTACAAGGTAAGAACCTAAGTGCTTATCAAGTCCAAACTTATTTGTTGTAGTATTGGCTACGATTCTTCCAGCAAGAGGGCCACTAAACTCCATAAGAGTTCCCATACCTTCTCTACTCTCCCATAAACCTCTATTTTTATATAGGTTTTGGATATAGGTTTGGTTATTTACTGGGTCTCTTAAAGACATTCCTTCGGCAAGGATCTCTATTTCTGTTTTAGGTGCTGCCATATTATTTTATCCTTTAGAAAAATGTTGTCTCGTCGCTTCCTACCACCATATTTTGAGCACCAAATGAACGGCCTGTGATTAAGAAGTCAGACATTGCTCTTTTTCTTTCTTCTAGTTGCTTCATTAGAACAGGATTAGCGGAAAAGTCTTTGATTTGATAATGTTTACAAGCTAATAAAGAGATTAAATCATGAAACTGTGTTAAGTCATCAATGAAAACACCTGCACCTGAGTTAGCTGTATTACCAGTTGTAAAAGGTTCATCATCAAAACCAACATAATCAATAAGAACATTGTCTATTTCTTCTGAAAATAACAACTCTGTCCCTCTGAGCATATAGAGATTTACTCCATTTCTTAAAGAAACAAGGCTTCTAGACGGTTCAACATAATATTTTACATTCCCAGAACCATCAGACTTTGAAACTCTCATCAAACGATACATTCTAAAGGTATCAGGGTTTGCTCCAAGAACTTTATCTCCTAGAACTGTTGTAGCTAAGTTTAAAACTTTAGCATTTACTCCGATATATTCCTCAGTTTTGGTATAAATATTACTATCCATCTCAGCAACTATCGAAACAAACTCTCTATAACCAAAGTTAAGAAAACTCACTGCGTCACCAGCACTCATAAAGGTTGTATCTGCATCATCTACATAAGCCTTAAAAAGCTCACTTATTTCATATGTTGTTGACATTATTCAGTACTTCTCCCGTTGATAACTGAAAGATCATTACCTTGAGGTTGCTGCCTGACAGCGCCTCTCTGCGTTTGATATTCATTGACCTTAACAGCGTTCTCCATATTAGCAGCAAGCATCTGGTCAGCCGCCTGTGGGCTAGAAGCAATAGCATCTTGAAGAAGTTCCTCTGACTCACCAGGCTTCTTAACTGAAGGGAATACTTGGTACATTAACTTAGTTGTTGCAGGGTCATTTGGATCAGGTGCTTGATATGTAATAACTGCGATTAATAGATCTCTCATATAATCTCTGATATCTGCTGGGAGATCATAATAATCATCAGTCTTCATAAAGTCACCAAAGATTTCTTTGAACTTTTTAAGGTCATCAGAAGCAAAGATTTCGATTTGAGCTCCAACCGTTACAACGTCAAGCATCTCTTGAACATGATTTCTAGCTGCAATCTCTTCTAGAACGTAGGCATTACCTGTCTTGAATGAGATTTCTTTCATTGCTGTTGGCTTATCAATAAGACCAAGTTCAAGCATCTCAAGAACCTTAGTATCTCTATCTTGTGATTCGTCTCTGAATAAGCTTCCTGCTTCAATAAAGATTTCAGGAGTATCAACTAAGTTAGTATTAGATAACTTTTTGAAGATTAACTTACCAGTAGCATCCATCATTCTCATGAATCTTTCTTCTGTATAATATTTCTTCATTAACTCTAAGACAGACTCAGCCATCTTTTTAACAGCATCCTCAAGATTCTCTTGAGTCATTACTAGTTGAGATACATCTTGAGAAGCTAATGCTTGGATAGCCTTACCAGAAGTAACACCTACAGCTCTTTTTCCAAGAGACGTACTGTGAATACCAGCTACATCAAGCATTTCAGAGTTCAGCTTGTTAATATTATCCATTACATATGAAGGTAACGGCGTACCTGCAACCTGCTTTGGCATTCCGCCAGCAGCATTATAATAAATGATCTCACCAGGAGTTCCCCTGATAGAAGAGCCGTTAACCCCAGCAGACTTAGGAATAAGCCACTTAGGGTTAGACATAAGTTGAACATTCTGTAGAACTTGATTTCTTGTTTTGTTATATAGATTCTGAAGGTCTAAGATTGGAGCAATCATTCCCATTCCCCATAGTCTATCAGGCATATCAGTATATCTGATGAACTGAACTGGAATGTTCTTTGTTGGATTACTGCCTTTAAAGAGCCATTCGTCACCGATTACAACTCCATACTTACCATCTTTAAAATAGATATCAAAGATTTCAACTCTTGGGTAGTAAAAGCTTTCGCCTTGGACATCATGTGCTGAGGAGTTATCATCATCAGATTCAGGATTAACCTCAGTTGCTGCCATAATCTCAGCTTGTTTGCTTGGATAAGCCCTTTTAAGGTCTTCTTTACGGACAATCTTCCTTATAGCAATAAAATATGATTCTTCTGGTTTACTTGACCCAGCTTCGAAAAAGAGATCATAGGGTGAAATAACATCTAAGCGAACTACATCACCTTCTGAATCATATGATTCATGCAGAGCTACGTTGCCAGTTGAGACAAGCCATTCAATAGCTTTCTTTAAATCAGTCTTAACATTCTCTCTGTGATAAAAATATTTAAGAGCTTCTTCTGAAGATTTGGCTTTGATAATATCTTCATTTGAAGGAGAAGACGGCATTACACTTACACCTGGATAGTTTGTTGTAAGCCTTGAGGTAACAGCTCTATACATATTTAGGATTAAGTTAATAACTAACTGTTGATTCCCAGGTTGTGCTCTTAATGTTACATACTGTTGAACAGATTTATCGTAACGAACATTCTGTTGTCCACTAAGATACATAAGACATAGATCCCAAACTCTAGTTTCATTAAGCTTTGATTTCTTTGAACTAGCAATCATTGACTTAATAGCAGTAGGGAAACCATCTTGCTCTACTTTGTTCTCATCATTATACATATTGTTTTTCCTTTATCCGTAGAGAGCAGCTAAAATCTCAGCATCCATACCTTCAAGTGGATCAGTCATATCAGCTTCATTTCCTCTAGAGTCTTTCTGTTAGGATATCGGCGTCACCCGAACCACCGGCCAAGTCACCATCAGTTTGTCCCATTTTAAGAAGTTTAGATAATCCGGCTGGAGTTTCTTTCTTTTTCTTAGCTTGTGCTTGTTTTAAGAGTTGATCTTGGCTTGGTTGTCCTGAAATCTC